CCGCATCCTTCCAAGTTGCAGAGGCGTGTTCGAGTCACGTAGCCCGCTCCATAGGAGAATTCTTGCCAAGAAAAAGCTATTATAAAGAAAACAAAGAACGATTACAAAAATACGCTAAAGAGTATTATTTAGAGAATAAAACTGAACTAAATAAGAAAGCTAAGAAGTATAGAGACGCTAATCTTCATATTAGTATTTCTTCTGAATACTCTAAATTTCTAGAACATTATTACCAGAGCAAATACGGAATTAGTTATTCTGAATATGAGCAAATGGTAATTACTTGTGGCAATAAATGCCAGATTTGTAATCAAGAAGAAAAGATAATTGACAAGCGTAGAGGTAAGCTAAAGCGCTTGGCTGTAGATCATTGCCACGAAACTGGTAAAGTTCGTGGACTACTTTGCTTCCAATGCAACCGTGCTATTGGAGGATTTAAGGACGACATTAAGCTGTTAGAGTCAGCTATCAAATATTTAAAGGAACATACATCCTATGATGATTAAAGTTAAGAACGTAGACGTTGAAACAGTTGGTGAAGGTAAGAAGAGTTACCAAGTAGCAGAAGTGTTCTATGACACTGACAAGTACAAAAATCAAGCACACAAGGTATTTAGCTTTGTAAATCCTGCTGTGTTTGCCACAATTAGTAAGGCTAGTAAAGGTGATACATTTGAAGTTGACGTTGGAAAGAATGCTAAGGGCTACAATCAATGGAATGGAATTAGTGCTTCTGATGGTTCCGCTTCTAACGATACTCCCAGTGCTGCTCCTACTCGATCTGCTGCTGGTGGAACCATGCAAACAAGGACTTACGAAACTGCAGAAGAACGAGAAGCAAGACAACGTTTAATTGTTCGTCAAAGCTCTTTAACAGCTGCTCTAGGTACTCTAGCCCCTGGTGCTAAGGGTCCTCTAGACAAGGAAGCTGTAAAGGCTCTAGCAGAAGAATACAGCGATTGGGTCTTTGAAAAAGTAGACCTGTTCGATCAACCAAACGATATTGATTCAGAATGATTGGAATTATTAGGGATGCTATAGCTTATCCCTTTTATCTTCTAGCTCTAACATTTATTTTCCTAGACACACTTATTGCTGTTGGGTTACAACCAGCAGTTGATATGGTCTGGGAAATCACACACTACGAAGAAGAATGATTTTCATTTTCATAGGTCTTATAGTAGCAGGCATCGTTGCTCTGTTACTAAATCTAACTGAATAATGGCAGCAGTAGTAGTTCTATTTCTAGCTATTATTTGGGCAGCTATACTTATTATTAAGGATAGATGATTGCAGTAATTGACGCCGACACAATAGCGTTTGCTGCGGCTTCAAAAGCAGAAGGCATGGGGGAATCTCAAGCCTTCTGGAATGTTGCAGAAAGCCTAGATTGGTTGGTAAGTGGACTAAATAATCCACAATTCCAGTTATACCTTACTGGTGAAAATAACTTCAGGTATAAGATATATCCTGAATACAAAGCCAATAGACGTAAAATAGCTAAACCACAGCATTTACAATCTGTAAAAGAGTTCCTAGTTAAAGAGTATGGAGCTGTAATTTCAGATGGCTGTGAGGCTGATGACCTATGTGGCATCCATGTATGCACCTCTGAAGAACCTACACTATTAGTTCATATTGATAAGGATATGGACATGATCCCAGGTAAGCATTTCTCACCTGAGATTGTTAGGCTTGGTAAGGTGGTACGTCCAGAGATGGAATATTATGTAACTCCTATTGACGCTATTAGATGTTTCTATACCCAGTTGCTTACTGGTGATAGCGGAGATGGAGTTAAAGGTGCTCCTGGTATTGGTAAGGTTAAAGCAGAGAAGATTCTTGAAGGTCTAACTGATGAAAAAGATTTGTATGAAGCTTGTAGAGATCATTTCTCGTGTGATGAGGAATTGGTTCTTAACGGGCAAGTCCTGTGGATATGGAGAAAATTAAACGATATATGGGAACCACCTATTGAAACCAGCGAGCAGTAAAGCAAAAGGACGACGGCTACAACAAGCCATCGTAAAGGATGTATTAGAACTATTCCCACAACTGGAGGCAGATGATGTCAAATCAACAAGCATGGGGGCACCCGGAGAAGACATCCAGTTGTCTCCAGCAGCTAGAAAGGTTCTTCCATACCAAATCGAATGTAAGAACAAAGCCACTTCCCAAATTCACACGTACTACAAACAGTGCCTATCACATGGACAACATGAGCCTCTCGTCCTCGTTAAGATGGATAGAGATGTTGTACTTGCTGTCGTCTCATGGGATCACTTTAAAGAATTAATTAAGGAAAAGAACAATGACAATTGCAATTGAAGTAATCGCTAAAGAGGAAGACGGCACTATTATCTTCCAAGGTAAATTAAATAAGCAGGAATCATCTTTCCTACTGGGGTATGCTATTAATGATCTGCTGGCTGCTGGTGTGCAGTTCCATCTAGAGCAACCAGATGAAGGTGAATCACGACTTAAGTTTCCAGCGAGTGCAATGAATTGAGGATTCTCGTTGTACCCGATACCCAGGTAAAGCCTGGAGTTGATTCTAGTTATTTACGAACGATTGGGAACTACGCTGTAAGTAAGAAGCCAGATGTAATTGTGCATCTGGGAGATCATTGGGATATGCCTAGCTTATCTTCATATGACGTTGGTAAGAAATCATTTGAAGGTAGACGCTATTTAGATGATATTGCTGCTGGTAATACTGCTATGCGTACATTACTAGCTCCAATTGAAGATCATAATGCACAACAGCGTAGGAATGGTAAAAAACAATATAAGCCACGAAAGGTTTTCCTAACTGGCAACCACGAACAAAGAATTGAGAGGGCAGTAAATAATGATGCAAAGATTGAGGGAGTTATCGGTTATAAAGACCTTGACCTCTCTGGTTGGGAGGTTTTCGATTTCCTCGACGTTGCAGTTATTTCTGGTATTGCCTTTAGTCATTACTTCATCACTGGTATCGCTGGTCGCCCTTGCAGTTCTGCGGCTGTTCAACTAACCAAGAAGCATATGTCCTGTATTGCTGGTCATCAACAAGGACTACAGATTGCCACTGGTTACCGTGGTGATGGTACTAGACTAACTAGTATTATTGCGGGCTCATGTTATGAGCACAATGAAGACTACATGGGTCCACAAGGTAATCGCCATTGGCGTGGTGTTCTAATGCTGAATGAAGTAAATGAAGATGGTGAATTTGATCTACTTCCTGTTTCCTTGAGATACTTACAAGAAAGATATGCTTGAGTTTTTTGCTTTTGTATTTAAGGTAGTATTTGCCGTCGTTGGGGCATTAGTTTTATTAATTATGATTAGAGATGGTTAAATGACAACACTAACTGATAAGATCAGAGAATGTAAGGATGGAGTAATTGATAACCCGTACCAAGGGAAAGACAAAAAGGTGCTCTTTGTGTGTTCAGCTGGCATTCTTCGCAGTGCCACTGCTGCTCGTATTTATGGACATAAATATAACACTCGATCTGCTGGGACTGGGTTGGATTATGCTCTTATCCCTCTCTCAGAACGACTGATGGATTGGGCAGATGAAATTGTGTTTGTGAATAAAACTAATTATGAACAAGCATGTTATGATTTTGATATGGAAGCTTACAAAGACTACACTAAAGTCCTAAATATCCCAGATCAATATCCACATAAAGATGCTAAACTAATTAAAGCATTTGAGGAGCAGTATGAACCATTATAAGGTAGGAGAAGCTTTATATAAAGGAATTGCTCTAGGGGAACGTCCCATATCAGCGACAAAAGCTAATGATATTCAAATTGCTGGAGATCATTACAAGCAATTCAAAGGACATGAACCTTGGGATGTAATTACTGCTTGGGGACTTGGTTATCTAGATGGCACTGCGGTTAAGTATCTAGCACGCTGGAGACATAAAGGTGGAGTAGAAGATTTAAAGAAAGCAGCACACTTTATTCAAAAGCTGCTGGAGGTGGAAGAGAATGGATTACGCGGAGGTTCTTGACGAACTAAAGAAACTGGATGAGGTTACACTGCTAGAGCTACTAGAGATTGATAGCGAAGAGATTGTTGATAACTTCGGTGATAAGATTACTGATAACCTAAATAGAATTTATAAGAAGTTACGTGAGTAAGACATATAAAGAACAAGAAGATCGTATGGCGCTAAGTAAAAATCATGGCAGTAAGGTTCGTTATCTAAAGCGTCTACAGCAAGAAGAAGAAGCAAATCGAGAACAGAAAGAAGCCATGCGTCGTTGTGCAGAATGGGATGATTCCCATGGCTTTGGTAATACAGAGAGGGAAGATATTTGACAGTAAAATTCAGGACACAATTCGGTGAAAACATCTTTAGATATAAGTATGCCCAAGGTCCAGGAGACACATGGGAAAAGCTTGCCGAGAGACTTGTGGATGACGTTTGCGGAACTAGGATGGGAACACTTTCCCCACTTATGGGAAAAGATGAATTACGAAGCCTTGAAGAGTATATCAAAGCATTCAAATTCATTCCCGGAGGACGTTACCTATATTATGCAGGTAGACCGTACCATGCGTACAATAACTGCTTCCTTTTACGTGCCGAAGAAGATACGAGAGAAGAATGGAGCAACGTAACATGGCGTGCTATGTCCTGCCTAATGACTGGTGGAGGTATTGGAATTGACTACTCAAGACTACGACCATCTGGAAAAGCTCTGTCAAGAACTGGTGGCACAGCATCCGGTCCGATTCCTCTCATGTACGCTATCAATGAAATCGGACGGAACGTTATGCAAGGTGGGTCACGTAGATCTGCAATCTATGCTTCACTCAATTGGCAACATGAGGACATTACTGACTTCCTTGGAGCAAAAAATTGGAAGCCTGAAGTAAAGGCTGCTAAGGAAAAGGATTTCAATGCTCATGCTCCTCTAGACATGACCAACATCAGTGTCAACTATGATGATGCTTCATTAGTTGGTGGTCTAGAAAAGAATCCTATCTTCCTAAAGAATGTTCGTCAGGCTATGGAGACTGGTGAACCAGGATTCTCATTTAACTTTTTTGATAAACAAAATGAAACTCTTAGAAATGCTTGCACTGAAGTTACTTCAGAGGATGATTCGGATGTATGTAACCTTGGAAGCATCAATCTTGGCAATATTCGATCAATTGAAGAGTTCAGAGATGTTGTATCTTTGGCCTCCAAGTTTCTCGTCTGCGGCACTCTTCGTGCAGATTTACCTTATGAGAAGGTATACAAGGTTCGTGAAAAGAATCGTCGTCTCGGATTGGGCCTCATGGGCATTCACGAATGGCTACTACAACGAAAATACAACTACGAAGTAACTCCAGAACTACATAAATGGCTAGAGGTATATAGAGATGAATCAAAACGAAGTGCCGATGAACATTGCGATCGGTTTTATATTTCTCGACCAGTTGCGTACCGCGCAATTGCGCCAACTGGTAGCATTGGCATCCTCGCAGGTACTACGACAGGAATTGAGCCGCTATTCGCTGTGGCTTACAAACGACGATTCCTTACTGAAGGAACTAAGTGGAAATATCAATTCGTCGTTGATGGAACAGCAGACACCCTAATTAAAGAATATGGTGTTGATCCTAGTTCTATTCAATCAGCGCTTGATCTAAGTACAGACTATGAACGAAGAATCAAATTCCAAGCGGATGTTCAAGATTACGTTGATATGTCCATTAGTAGTACCATCAACCTTAAGGCCTGGGGCACACCATCTAACTCAGAAAGAGATGTTGGAAGATTTGCGGCTACTCTTGCAGCTTATGCCACAAGACTTAGAGGATTTACCTGCTATCCAGATGGAAGTCGAGGAGGTCAACCCCTAACCTCAGTTCCATACGAAGAAGCAGTAAAGCATAAAGATGCTATTTATGAAGAAGTGGATGTGTGTGAGTATACTGGCCATGGCGGAAGCTGCGGCGTTTAAAGGAGATGAATATGTTTAATATTGATGCAAAGCTGCCACAACTGGCACAAGATAAGGCAAACCATGTGATCTACGGAGCTGTTCTAGCTCTTGTAGGTGGTGCTGTTCTTCCTGGTGTTCTAGGAGTCTCTGCTCTAGTTGCTGCTGCTCTTACAGCAGGCGTAGTAGGAGCTGCTAAGGAAGTTCTAGACAAGTACACCGGCGGTGATCCTACTGTTCAAGACTTCCTAGCCACCTTAGCTGGTGGTGTCCTAGTTGGAGTTGCTACTCTCCTATAAGGAATAATCACGACCACTATTGCATGTAATAGAGATGAGATGGCTTGTGACCAGCAGGCTACTCACGGTGAGAACTATAAGTTCAAGATCAAAACTAAGATTGGTGCTATTTACAATCCTCTGATTCATCCTAAACCATTCTTAGTAGGATGGTGTGGTAATCTAGAGGCTGCACAGAATATGATGAACTACATGTCATCATATGATGGAACTGGTAAAAAGCCCAAGAGTAGAGATTGTGAATATTTAGTTCTAACTGAAGATAGAAAGATATATACCTTCGTTGATCCACATAATTGGGTCAGTATTAATGAAGGCTATTACTCTATTGGTTCTGGTAGTCGATATGCTCTAGGTGCTTTAAATGCAGGAGCATCTCCAAAGGATGCTATTAAAGCAGCAATGAAGTGTGATCCTATGACCGGGATCGGTGTTAAAGTTGTAAGTATAAAATAAAAAAGGGACCTCAACTGAGGTCCCTTTTGCTTTGTAGTTTAGTTTTTAATCTATGACAATTAGCACATAATGTTTGAAGATTTTCTATAGCATTATTAGTTCTATCTCCATCTATATGATCCACATCTAATTGACATAAATCTATAGGTATAAATCCACAAAATTCACAAAAGTCTTTCTTATGTAAAACATATCCTTTTGATCTATTTCCATTAGTTAAATTATATACTGCTTTATGGCAAGTATTACAATACTTTCCCCATAATTGAATATTTAATTTATTTTTATTTCCTTTTCTACATAGATTTATGTTACATTTAGAACATATAGGACGTAGACTATTTGTTTTAGCTTTTCTACCCACTTTTACTTTGTAATTCCAAATGCTTCTAAAGCTCTTTTGTATAGCATTACTCTATCAGCGTAGCCATTAAGACCACCGTTAATACGTTTAGTTAGTCCTTCAAAATCACCTTTATCACAATATGAGTTTAACTTATTATTACTCCAGTACCACCCGGCCGACACCATGGCGTGAGGTAGTTGTGACAGTAAACCTGGATTTTCCAGAAGAGGTAGGTCCAGAGCTAATCCGCACAGTGCATAGTTTGTTCTTCCGGTTATTTGAATTACGCCACGGCCTTTATATTTTACCCCATCTCCACTTTCAGTGTTCCCTAAGTCCTTACGACCCTCGTAGGCTGATCCTGATGCTAGCTCTTCCAGATACCGAAGTTGTCCCGACTCATGCCCAATCTGGGCGAGGAACATGCTTTGGCGTTCAGGAGTGTTTAGATCAAATCTTCGACAAGTCTCGTTTATTGGGTCTATAAATCTTTCTAAAAGGGAGGGCTTAGCCTCCCTATAGATTGATGATAAAAGCTTAAGGTCGATCATCGTTGAGCAGCCTCCATAGCACGTTTAGCTCTCTCGATAGCACGAACGGTTCTAGCTTGTGCTAGTTGTCGTACTTCAGGAGATACTGCTGATGCTGTTAGTTTAGTTTCAATTGCTGCTGACAGGGGACCATCAGGACTAATGCTTAGATACGTATGTGCGTACTTATTCACTTTATCTTGATCTCCCTTGATAGCAGCATCTACTAATTTATTAACTGCTGAATCTGTGGCAGCCTTATCTCTCTTCTCCATCTTTGACTCCTGGTATCTTTGATCCAGTTGTCTAGCTTCTTCTTTTGAACGAAGTCCCCATCTACGATAGGCTTCGTCATTAGCAGTTCTACTTAGATAAGAGGATGGGTCATCCACATCAGAAGGCTTACGATATAGTCCAGGGCCTAGAGCTTTAAAGGAATCATTAGATACTTCTAAGTTACCTTTAATAGCTGGTGGAGCAACTCTCCAAGCACCTTGAGCAAAGTTACCTTGTGCAGCATCTACTAGACCTTGCCCGGCATTAGCCATAGTGGATAGAACTGGAACAGAACCTAGAGGATGCTGTAAATCTAGTACGTCAGTACCAAATCTCTGTTGCATTGCTGCACCTAAGTAATGCTCTACAGCACCGTTAGCAGCAGCATATCCAGCATTATCTCTAATGAACTTCTTAACTCCAACGTCACGAACCTTAGCGTATGTCTCAGGAGAGATGTTAGCTAGGAATCCTTTAGTAGCATCCCATGCAGAATCTAGTTCACTTACAGCAGGTAGTGATACTGCTCCACCAAGTAAAGCAGTAGTACCTAGCAATGCTGCAATAGCAGCAGTAGATTTAGCCTTCTCACCAGGAGTCTTAGAATTAACTACATCCTTACCAAGCATATGAAGTTGATGGTAATAGTTAAGAATAGGAGCCTTAAACTTGAAAGCAGCAGTTCCTAAAGCGCCTGCTTGATCTACTAGTAGAGGTCTTTCAGACTTTCTAAAGTTAGTAGCCGCAATCTCTGTTAGTTCTTCTGCTCTCTTGAATAAGTCATACATATTCTTGTACTTACCAGTGGACTCTAATCCATGGACAAATCCAAAGAAAGTTAGAGAACGCTGCATACGTTCAGGAGCAGTAATTGTCCAAGAGATTGGCTCTTGTACATACTTAGTTAATAAAGGATTCTTGGTAATAGCATCTAGATCACCAAACATATGTTTAGCAATAATACCATTATCTTCAGCATACTTGTATGCAGCTTGACCAAGTTCAGTTAGAGGTAATCCACCATCCTTAACCATTCCGGTAGAATGAAGTAGGCCATTGGTAACTACAGCGGAACCATCCATAATGCCTTTTAAGGCAGCAGAAGGACTGAATGATCCTTCTCTAATATGGAGGGCCATTGCATGCATGGCGGATAGAGGAGCTTGTAAAGCGTATCCTGCTGAAGCCCCAAGTAAACTTAGAGATGTAGCAGAGTTAGCCTTACCAAATAATTCCCTTACTGTTTTGCCAGAATAACCTAGCGCTTGTCCAAGTT